ATCAGCTTCAGGGGATCGTAATACACAATGCATCCTCTATCGTGATGTATCACATACCTTCCGCAAAAGTATCCATACTGTTTTTTAAACAGTTTTGCCTCAAAATTCCACATAAGATTCGCGGAATGTTGTACATCCGGAAACTCACAACCCTTTGGGAAGTACAGCAGACTATCGTCGCCGCAAAAGGCTCCCTTGATTATTTTTTCCATCGGAAGCATCGAAGCCAAACATGCAGCAATGATCACAGTGTTTCCAATGAACGTCGTGACATCCCCGCTCTTTCTTTGATACCAAATGCAAGTTTTTATACCTGCGGTATAATCCTTGAGGGTGGTTTTCCTATGCCCTTGCTTCCAAACTTCTCCCAAGAAGTCTTCGAAACCTAATCTTCGCCAGATCTCGTATTCTACTGCACAGTGAAATTCATTCTGAGATTTGTCGTACTTTGATATATCCAGCTCCAAGACATCCATCGGTACGTGACTGTCGAGATCTCCAAAGAAATCTTCAATCTGCGCCGGTGTCTTTCTAGTGAAAAACAAAAATCTGCTTGAATCAACACTGTCCAGTAACTGCCTAGTAAGCTCACTAAACAACGGGCCAAAAATTGCATTGATCTTTTTTGAATGGTACACAATCGTTTGCAAAGCTGGGTACTCCGTTTGAATCGAAGTGTCCAGTTTCTGCTTAGGCTGTGCTTTGATCATATGTCTGTACTGATCAACTGCTGGTAAGTCCACAAAATCGAAATCTGCAAGCTGACCTATTGTTACCTGTTCCTGCTTTTCTAACCATCTATTGAGAGACTCTCTACTAAACAAAGAAACATTTTTGTTTGGTTTTCTTTTTTCTTTTAGCAAATAACTATCGAAAAACTTATCTACAACTAAGGATGCAGTGTTCTCAATATCAATGATGCCAGACAACTCGGGTGCGTTAAAGTTCCTTTTAATCATCGCCACCAAATTTTCCAATAGTCCAGTCTGGCGTGGCATTTCTGCC